TGCTGTTTGGGATAAGTGCTACGAAGTGCTTGCAGAGGTAGATGCTGGTACTAGACAGCCACCGACAATCGAAGAACTTATAGCAGAGTTACCAACATTAGTCTGGCCTACATAAAAAAATAGGATAAATAAGTAAATGGCAACTATAACAACTAGACAACAATTAATTGATTATGCTCTTAGGAGACTAGGCGATCCTGTAATTGAAATAAATGTTGATCAGGATCAGATAGAAGATAAAGTTGATGATGCTTTTCAAGTTTATCAAGAATTTCATGGGGATGCTACCTTTAGAAATTATTATGTGCATCAACTTACATCTAGTGACGTAAGTAATGGATATATTGCAATCCCAAGTTCTGTTTTGTATGTCACAAAATTGTTTCCTGTTGACTCTTCGTTTTTAAATAGCACGAATATGTTTTCTTTTCAGTATCAGTTTGCAATGAGCGACCTTTGGAGTATGGGAGGGTTTGCTGGAGATTTAGCATACTACGAACAAATGAGACAATATCTAGAAATGCTAGATATGAAATTGAACGGAACTCCTCAAGTTAATTTTGCTAGAAGGCAAAACCGTTTATATATTATGGGAGATTTTGCAGATGGCGACCTAAAAGCAAACGAATATGTAGTCGCAGAAGTTTATCAAATAGTTGATCCTGCTTCTTTTTCCTCGGTTTACAATGATATGTTTATGAAAGATTATACTACTGCTCTTATTAAAGAACAATGGGGACAGAATATGTCCAAGTTTGAGGGAATGCAACTTCCTGGCGGTGTCACGATAAGTGGCAGACAAATTTTAGAGGAAGCAAAACAAGAATTAAAAGATCTCGTAGAGAAAATGAGACTAGAACAAGAATTGCCCCCAGAATTTTTCGTAGGTTAAAATGGCAACCAACAGATATTTTAAACACAATGTAAGATCTGAACAGAAGTTATATGAAGATCTCATTGTAGAGTCATTAAAATTTTATGGGCAAGATGTTTACTATGTGCCCAGAGAAGTCGTCAGAAAAGATATGGTTTTTGACGATGTTTCTCTCAGTCGTTTTAAACATGCATATAAAATAGAAATCTATATTGAAAATATAGATGGATGGGATGGAGACGGTGATTTATTCAGTAAATTTGGTGTAGAGATAAGACAAGCAGCAACTTTTGTTCTTGCTAGAAGAAGATGGAATCAAGAGATTGCAACTAGATTAGACGGAGATGATAATTTAAATTATAGACCGAGGGAAGGAGATTTAATTCACATCCCAATGTCTAATTCTACATTCGAGATTATGAATGTAGAGAAAGAGAATCCATTTTATCAACTGGGTCAACTTCCTGTTTTTAAAATGCGTTGTGAGTTGTTTGAATATAGCGATGAGGATTTTGATACTAATATTCCTGCGATTGACAAACTTGAAGAATTTGCTGCTTATCAATATGTTCTCACTATGGATTCTTCTTCCTCCGGTTATGCTATCGGAGAAACTATCACACAGACTTTTGCTGATTATGTAATAAGCGGAGAGGTTGTTCAATGGTCAGATTCAGACGATAAACTTTATCTGACACACGTTGGTTCTAATGATGGTGTCTTTAGGCAGTTCTCTACATCTCTACAAATTATCGGTCAAGAGTCGAATGCGGTTGCTACTCCTACATTAGTTGAAGAGTTGCAAAATATTCAGGGGAATTCTCCTGGCGGTGCATTCTCCACTGTTGATGATTGGGATATAACAGCAGCAGATTTTATAGATTGGTCAGAAAGTAATCCGTTTGGAGATCCTAACTAATGTTCGGAACACATTTTTACAACGAGAGAATAAGAAGGTCTGTTGCGATTTTCGGGTCACTTTTTGATAACATTTATATTATAAGAAAATCTGGATCACAAGTTATCGGTCAGATGAAAGTTCCATTATCATATGGTCCTTCTAGAAAATTTCTGGAAAGAATAAATGAAATGATAAACGGAGAAGAATCAGAGAGACAGGTAGCGATTAAATTGCCTAGAATGTCATTTGAAATGACGAATGTCGCATATGATGCTGCTAGGCAATTACCGAAAATGAATTATTTTACAAAATATCCTAGCGATAAAACTACTGCTGATAAATATTATGTGAGCGTCCCTTATATTATATCATTTCAATTGAATGTGTATGCAAAATCACAAGACGATGCTCTACAGGTGGTGGAACAGGTTCTTCCTTATTTTAGTCCACAGTATACTATAAGCGTCAAACCTTTCTCTGGAGTTGATATATCGGAAGACATTCCTATTATTTTAACATCAGTTGGTTTCAGTGATGATTATGAAGGTGCGATGGAAACAAGAAGAACCATAGTTTACACACTAGACTTTGATATGAAGATTTCTTTTTATGGACCAAAACCAACTTCTCAAGGTGTTATTAGAGAAGTTAACACAAATTATTTTAGTCGAAAATCTGGATTAAAAGATTCTGATGAATTCCTTGAGGCAATTGCAATTAGATTAAATCCATTCAACACGAGTAAGGACAGCGACTTTACTTACACTTTAGTGAGATATGATGATAGTGCACAATGATGAACGATAAAAATTACGAAGAAGATTATGAATATACTAGGGAAGCACTTTATGACCTTATAGAAAAGGGTCGCACTAGTATAGAAGAAATGATGGAAGTTGCTCGAAATTCTGAGCATCCTAGAGCATATGAAGTTCTTTCTAAACTAATCAAAGATGTTGGTGATGTTAGCGACAAGATCATGGAATTGAATAAACAACGAAAGGATCTTGAAAAAGACGATAACGTAAAACAACTCGGCAACACCACCAATAATGTTTTTATTGGCAGCACAACAGAATTACAAAGGTTTCTTCAACAGAACAGAGAAGTGGACGTAACCCCAGATGCCACAGAATGATGGACTTCATTATCTCGGCAACCCTAATGTTAAACGTGATGGAGTTGAAGAGCAATGGACTCAAGAAAAAGTTTTAGAATATGCAAGGTGTATGCAAGACCCTGCATATTTTGCCAGAACATATGTAAAAATTATTTCTCTTGATAAAGGATTAGTTTCATTCGATTTGTATCCTTATCAGGAGCAAATGTTTAAACAATTTAACGAGAACAGATTTAATGTTGTTCTTGCTTGTCGGCAATCTGGTAAATCAATTTCTTCTGTTGTGTATTTGTTGTGGTATGCTATATTCAATACAGAAAAAACTATCGCTATTCTTGCTAACAAAGGTTCTGTCGCAAGAGAGATGCTTGCTCGCGTCACTCTTGCTCTGGAAAATTTACCATTCTTTTTACAACCTGGATGTAGAGCACTTAATAAAGGTTCCATAGAATTTTCAAACAACAGTAGAATTATTGCTTCTGCTACTAGTGGTAGTTCGATACGAGGATATTCTGTCAACCTTCTATTTCTTGATGAGTTTGCTTTTATTGAAAAGGCAGCGGAGTTTTATACTTCCACATATCCTGTTGTTTCTTCTGGCGTTGACACTAAAGTTATTATCACTTCAACTGCGAATGGCATCGGAAACATGTATCATAAAATATGGGAAGGTGCTGTTCAGAAAACAAATGAATATCATCCGTTTAGAATTGACTGGTGGGATGTTCCTGGAAGAGATGAAGCATGGAAACAGCAAACAATTAACAACACTTCTCAACTTCAGTTTGATCAAGAATTTGGCAACACATTCATCGGAACGGGTAACACTCTTGTTAATGCTGAAACTTTATTGTCCCTCAGAGCAACAAATCCAAAACGTGTGCTTGAGGATGGATCTTTTTTAATTTATGAAGAACCAGAAAAAGATCATAATTATATTATGACCGTTGACGTAGCGAAAGGAAGAGGACAGGACTATTCGACTTTTTCATTAATCGACATTAGCGTTCGCCCATTCAAACAGGTAGCTGTGTATCGCAATAACCTTATCTCTCCGATACTCTTCCCTACTATTATATATAAGTATGCGAATTTGTACAACAAGGCATATGTTATAATAGAGTCTAACGATCAGGGTTCTGTTGTTTGTAATGGATTGTATCATGACCTGGAATACGAAGAAATACATTTATCCTCTGCTATAAAATCTACCGGAATCGGAGTGGAAATAACCAGAAGAACAAAACGAATTGGTTGTTCTGCCTTTAAAGATTTGATCGAAGAGAAAAAGATAAATGTTGTAGACGAACAAACTATTTTAGAAATTTCTACCTTCGAGGCAAAAGGACAGTCTTGGGAAGCATCTGATGGTAATCATGATGACTTGGTTATGAATCTAGTTCTGTTTGGATACTATGTCACAACTTCACAATTTTTAGAAATGACAGATATTAATATAAAACAAATGATGTATGATCAAAGGATAGCAGAGATTGAAGCAGATGTTCCTCCGTTTGGATTTCATGATGACGGTATTGTTGAAGTTCCTGAAGTGAAACCAGAAGATCCATGGTCATTGTTAGACTATAAAGAGAAAGGCGTTAGATTAGAACTCACTGATTGGTGAAAATTTACTTATTATAAATATACTGTATTGAGATTTATACCGTATAATGTTTCTTATAATTAGTAAAAAGGGAAAGAATTATGGCACTCACAGCACCATCATTATCCCCAGCAATTGTCGTAAAAGAAATTGACATAACTGGCGTTGCGCCAAATGTCGACACTTCTACTACGGGTCTTGTTGGAAAATTTAGATGGGGTCCAGTAAATCAGATAACTGCTATTTCAAATGAAGGTGAATTGGCAGAGATGTTCGGGACTCCTGATACAACACATGCTGTTGACTATCACTCAGCAGCTTACTTCTTAAAAT